TGTTGTCGATGAGGTTCCCCAGCTCCGTGCAGTCGATGTCATTGCTCTCCGCTTGCTCGCCGTCCTTGTCGTCATACGCCTCGCAGCACTCTTCACGGTTCTCCGTGATCCACTTGCGGAGGTCGGTCAATTGCTGAATGGGCACGCCTGTGGCCAGGCGGATGGTGGGAAAGTCGGCGGCGTCGAACTGGCCGAAGATGCCCATGTAGCACTCGGCAAACTCGTCGGTCGGGTCCAGGATGCCGTCGTAGAACTCGTTGAGGGCGATGTGCGCGGCGTACGTCTTGGCCGCGAGGTGTGCGTAGTGGATCGAGGTGCGCGCCGCGAAGCAGCGGGCGACCAGTTCGCAGGCGGGGCCGCTCACTTGCCCACCACGATGAGTTTCAGCACCTCGGCGATGGTCTTCCAATCGCCCTTTGTCTGGTTCTCGACCGCGCACGAGGCGATGTAGCCGCGCATCCAGATGACGAAGTGCTCGGGGGTGTGCGGAACCCAGTTGTTGACGACCGGCACGCACTGCGGCTCATGAGGAATGACCTGGATCGGGCCGGGCTGCATCTTGGCCAGGTCAGCCAAGGTGTATGGCCTCGATTTCGGGCACGTGCAGAACTTGCCGGCATAGCTGTACGCCTTGCCCGGCTCGGCGATGAGGCCTTCACAGTTCTGGCAGGTACTCATGACTTGGCTTTCAGTGCTGCGGCGATGCGCGCGGCATCACGGGCGAACGAGTCAGCCAGGGCCGGCCACTCGGGGAGGAGGTGTCGGTAAAGCGCGGCGCGGTCTTCGGCCTTGCGCTGGGTGTGGATCGAAATCTTCTTCGAGTGCATCTGCATCACGCCGCCATGTGACTCGCGCCACCCGCTCCGAGGTTGAGTCTGTCGCGCCATGACTTCACTTTGGGTGCCTGCAGCTTTCTGGGCGCTTCACGCCCGACGACCATCGTTGTCATCCACGCCAGGGCATCGACCTGGTCGTCATGAACCCCAGCAGGGAACCGCAGCATCTCGGCGCGGGCAACGTCGTACCACTGGCCCGTGGAGCTGAAGCTCACCATCCCCTGCTGCATCCGCCCCTGAAGCGCCCGCGCTCGGGCCAGCTTGTCGGTGATCGGCTTCAGCACGACGATGGAGGGGTACATCCGCCGCTCTCTCATCCGTTTCTTAAGTAGAGCTTCGATTGCACGGTAGATCTGTCCGTCCTCGAAGCCAAGCACCAGACTCGCGCTGGGCCAACGTGCACACATGTTGAGGATGGATTCTACGATGAAGAAGCTATCGGACGACTTAAACCGATTGACCTCAGCTATGTGCAGCAGATCATCGTCGTCCTGCAACCCGACGACGCCCACGGTGTAGTCGTTCTGCTTCTTCTCGCTGATCGCGAAGTCCCAGGCCATGAAGACGTTGCACCGCTTCGTCTCGGGCAGCTCGGCGCGCTTGAACTGCGCCTTCATGAAGTAGCCGCCGTCGTCGGGCACCGGGTTCTGCTGGTACAGGGCCGACCACCAGCGCCCGTCAGTGCCGTCCTGCTTGCGGTTCAGCGCGCGGATCTTGGCCAGCTTCTTCAGGTCGTACCGGGTCGGGTGCAGCGCCTCGCCCTTGTAGCGCAGCAGCTTGTTGGCGCGCGTCGTGGCGTCGAACACCGTGCGGTCGCCCAAATCGGCCCACGGCTCGTCGTAGACGATGCCGCCTGCGTCGTTGAGGTATTCATCGGCCTCGGCGATGGCCGGGTACTTGACGACGTCGAACTGGTCAATGTCCTCGTCGTCGGCACCCTGCCGCATCATCTGCTGCACGCGGCCGGCCAGGTCGTCGTCGTGCCACCAGGTCTGAATGATCAGGACACCGCCGCCGGGCGCGAGGCGGGTGTAGGCGGTGGAGAGATACCACTCCCAGGTCTTCTCACGCCCGTCCGCGCTGTCCGCCTCTTCAGCGTTCTTGACCGGGTCGTCGATGACCAGGACGTGAGCGCCCTTGCCGGTGATTGGCCCTCCGATACCTGCCGCGACGTAACCACCACGCTCGCCGGCGATGCCCCACTCCTCCGTGCTCTGGTTGTTGGGGTCGAGCTTGACCTCGAAGACGCCCTTGTAGGCGGCGTCGTCCATGATCTGCTTCACCTTGCGGCTGAAGCCCATCGCCAGGGACAGGTTGTACGAGCAAGCGATGAACTCGTGCTCGGGGTGACGACCCAGGTGCCAGGCGGGGAAGTTCTTGGACGCCAGCTCACTCTTGCCGTGCCGTGGCGGCATCAGCAGCATGAGCCGCGGGCTTAAGCCCTTGGCCACGTCCTCGCTGAACTTCTCCAGGCGGCGGCAGATGTCCTCGTGGACCCAGCCGGCGTCGTAGCGGTCGTTCATCCGCTCGACGAACGGCAGCAGCCGGCGACGGGCCAGCACGCGGCTGGCCATCTCAGCCTGCGCGGCGAAGTGCTGCGGGGTTAACGGAGCCAGCGGCTCAGTGACCTCGGGGGTGGTGTTCGCGTAGGCGACCTGGGCCTCACGGGTCGCCGAAAAACGATCGGGTTCGGGTGTGGCTTGGGCCACGACCAGAGCTGCCAAGGTGGCTGCTGCACCCGCGACGGCCTTCAGCGCCCGCTTCTTGGCGGGCACCTTCTTGGCGGCGGGCTTCTTCGCTGCGACCTTCTTGGCGGGCTTCTTGGCAGTCACCACGGACGGCCTGCCTTCGCGTCCAGCCATCCGTTGATCCACGCGATGTGGTTGTACGAGCCGGGCTCACACGGGTTCATGCCGCGCGTGTAGCCGGCATGGAAGCACTTGATGCCGTCGCTGTAGGCGTCGAACTCGGTCATCGCGGTTGGAGATCGTCGATGATCAGCATGGATGCGCGCTTGCCGGAGAGCGGCGCATCCTCGCGTGCCTGCTTGAGCATGCTGGCGAGGAAACCACCCGGTGCGCTCGCAGCCTTCACGAGGGCCTGCGACCACAGCTTCGCCGCAGCCTTGTCGAATTGGGCAAACGAGGCGTTGCGATTCATCCGTGGGCGCTGGCGCTGATCGACCTTTGGCGTACGCAGCAGGCGCTCGGTCACGCACTTCAGGACAATCTGCTGCTGCCGCCACTGGTGCACGGTGCCGATGAAGCGCGCCTCGCACATGGCGCGATAGTCGCTCATGTCGACGAGCTGGGCTCGGTTGCGGGCAGTGAGGCTCACAGCGTGCTCACCTTGATGATGTCGCTCGGGGCGAGGGACTTAACCGAGTACATCGCGCTCATGGCATACCGCATCGAATCGACGCGGTCATCGCTGCCATCCGCCGACAGGAGGTCGGGGAACGCTTTGGCCTGTGCGATCAGCTCACGCGCGCGGCGCTTGGCCGGCGTGTCGAGCAGGCGCTGGGTGACCTCGTACAGGGCCTGCTCCTCATCGAGTCGGCGCACGTGCTCGGTCATCATGGCCATCTGCTCGGCTGAGGTCGGGAACGAGCCGTTCGAGAAGGTCGCGGCAGTGGTGCTAACCGCCGTGTACGTCGTGTTCATCGCTGGGGCCTTGGAGTTGTGGGAGTGAACCTCCCTTGATGAGAGCGACCAGTTCGGCATCCGACATGCCGTTGAGCTGGCGCACGGTGACTTCGCCCTTGTGGTTGTGTTCCACCTGGAGCTTGGTGGGCTCGTAGTAGCCGCACATCTTCCCAATCTCGCGCCAGCCAGCGATGAGGGTCATCGGCTCGGCCATGAGCCTGGCCATCTCAACGCCTTCCAGCAGGCCGTCCATCACCCGTTTGCGGGTCATCTGGCACGAGGCGGCGTAGAGCGCCTTCTCTGCGTGGTAGACCTTCAGCACGTTGGGCATGGCGGTCATGCGATAGCAGAAGCCATCACCCGCCGAGTACCCGGCGCGTTGACTCGCACTGGCAATGGACTCGCCCTGCGCCCAGGCCTTGACGAAGGCGAGCTGCTGGGCGGTGAGCGGCTTGTCCTCATCGACCAGGGCGCATGCGGCTTTGCTGTTCGTGAGGGGTGCCTTGCCACGAATGGTTCGGACTGGGTTCTGGGCAGCGTTAGCTCCGCGCTTGGGGCGCTTGAGCTGAGTGCTGTCTAAGGTCGTACTTCGAGCCATGCTCGGAGTATAAGAGTTCGGTCAAAAATATTTTTTAGAAAATATTTGGCGCAGACGGGCATGGAACCTCTCCTACCCCTCATCCAGAACCGGGTGCCCCGGTTCGGATTCGGGTTCGCGCTTCGAGAAAAGGAGTCTCTTTTCTCTGCGCCGCGAATACAAACAGCCAATACAGGATGACAGAAGACAAGGACCGGCGAGCCGGCCCTTGGTGCGTGGCTCGATGAGCGTCTTGCTCAATCAACTAGGAGCACGCCATGCGCGGCCTCATCGCCTTCATCTCGTTCCTCGCACTCGTTGTGCTGTTCCTCTACCCCATCGCGTACGTCACGTTCCCGTGGACTGTGCCGGTGCCGTACCTGCTCACCTGCCTGGTCGCCATGACCACGTTCGCTGCCTCCATCCTCCGCTGAAAGGACTGCCACCATGACCTCTATGACCAAGGCCCAGCTCGTCGACGAGAACATCAAGCTGCGCCACCACTGCGAGCAGCTCGAAGCACAGCTTGCGCAGCTCAACCGCGCGGAAACCAAGCCCACTGCCAAGCGCGGCTCGGTCTTCGAGTTCAACCCCAGCGTGAAGGGCGACTTCATGCGCGCGTCGAAGCTGGCGCGTGAATGCAACGGCGTCGTACGTCGCTGCGCCCAGTGAAGACAAGGACCAGCAAGCTGGTCCTTGGTGCCTGGCTCTTTGAGCAGTTCGCTCGTCAACTTTGGAGGGACGCAACATGTCCATCGGTATCAAGCTCGGTAAGTTCGCTGGCGCTGCTGGCGCTCTCATGGTCGAAGGCGTCTATCGCGGCGCTGTCGGCGCTGGCGGTTTCGCGCAAGACCTGGTCATCGGTGCTGAGCAGGGTTACGCCGAGAAGTCGGCGGAGCTGCTGATCTCGCGCGCTGCCAAGCAGGCGGCGTACAAGGCCAAGCGCGACGCGGCCATCGCGGTCGTGGCGAAGGCCGAGCCGGTCGTCGCAGCCGCGCCGGTCGTCGAGGCCAAGCGCGGGCGCAAGCTCGCGACGGCGTCGTAGCGTGGTGCAGCGGGCTTCGGCTCGCTGCGCTTCGCCGAAGTCAAACCAGGGCATGAATGGGGAGCACATGGGGCGTAGTGGTTTCGCAAACCACGCAGCCCATACGCACCTCGCACCTGGCACCATGCGTCACACTTCATTTGTTAGGTAGGCACACCATGCTTCAAGCTGTTTTCGTGTTCGGAATCTTGCTCGCGGTCTTCGAGTTCGTTGTGCTCTCGATGGTCCCTCCGCGCTACCGACTCAGGTTGTTGGGATCGCGCATCGGATGTACGGTCACTCACTTCGTTATGCTCGGTCTGAACCTCTGGGTGCATTGGGGGACGGTGACTGGGACGATGGCTGCAACGGGTGCATTCGTCACCTCCATGATCACCGTCGCCATCGCTCGCATCGTGTACGGCAGCATCACCGATGATGTGCGCACACGTCGCGGGTTAGTCAACTACGACAACGCGGAGCTGATGTCGTGACCGACCTCCAAGCCATCCGCATCTCGGTCAATCTGCACACCCGCATCGTCGTCGGTCTCGTCGACTCGGTCGAGCGTGCTGAGACGCCAAAGCAAAAGGCAGAGCGCCTGTACCTCATCCGGGATGAGGTCATCGAGTTCCGTCGCGAGTTCAACGAATTCATCGCGAAGCAACTCACCAACCAACCGGAGAACACCGTGCTGTAAAGCATCTGACCGATCAAGCGGGCTGGTCACCGTAGGGGAGCGTGCGGCACTCCCTCCTGTGTGCGCACAGGTCTGTGCTCAATGAGTCCAGACCTGTACGTGCATTCAAGGACGAACAAGTTCGTCCTTTGTTCCTGGCTCTGCGTCATCAACCTGGAGAACGACATCATCTTCACCAACGGCGTGGTCAGCCTATCGACCGATCTCGTGTTTGGCCCGTGCGTGCTGAACGATCTCGGCTGGTTCCCCATCGACCAGCTCTGCGAAGAGGACATTGAGATCGTGCTCAATGCACTCGACAACAACCCGACGTGCCCTGCTGTCTTCTACGAAGCATTGCGCGCCAACTGTGAGAAGTGCCCGTTCTGCGGTATCCGCAGTCCACGCATCTGCTCGTCAGCACCGCCCGACATCTGCGAGCTGGCTACGACGCACTTCATACCCTGAATCCAAACCCAGCGGACACCCAACTCCGCTGGCTGGATAAGTCGTGTCTGCCGCGACTGATAAAGAACGGCAGCGTTTACCCGCAGCGCACGCACAGGGGCTGCGCACTACGAGAACGTGCGCGCATGGAGCTTGGGCCTTCATGCAGACAGTAACGCGGAGCACCCACTGCTCGCTGGACACCGTAACCAGCACATTCACTCACCCCTCGCCACCATGCACACAACCACCCGCACCCGCACCCACACCGTCACCACCACAACCACGGAGGTCATCTCGATCAGCCAACTCACCAAGAGCGAACACTCCATCCTCCACAACGCTCCGTCACCCGGCCTCAACCCCGAACAGGCCTTGATCCGCAAGATCACGGAGTACGCGCGTCGCTACGGCTGCACTGAAGCCGAAGCGACGCACGCCATCCTTCACCCCGGCACTTCCTTCTGAAAGCTCACACCATCATGGTCACTCGTACCGCCACCAAGGGTTCCACCGCCAACATCGGCGTCACCATCCCCAACCCCGACCTCCTCGACCTGGTGCGCAAGTACCTGCCGGGTGAAGCTGGCATCAGCGTCATGTACTCCATCGCTGGAGCCATGTCGTTCCGCGCTGCCCGTCTCGCCGGCATGGTCGCGAACGGCCTGGCCAGCGACGTGCGCAACCACGAGCGCACGCGCGACTCCATCAGCTCCTACAACGACGCGATGTCGTACCTCGACGAGCAGGGCGCTGCCGAAGTGTGGTTCGACGAGGCCGGTGGCCAGCGTCTGGACATGTGCAAGCAGCTCAGCTCGCTGCTGCACTACAAGCGCACGTGCGACGACTACATGGCGTCGCTCATGGGCGAGTCCAAGATGCGCGTCACCAACTGGATGGAGACGCTGGAAATGGCTGGTGAGCCCATGCCCGTTGACGGCTGGAAGCTCGACTTCATGTGGAAGGAATACGTCGACCAGTGCGGCGGTGAAGACAAGACCGAGATCTCGCGCAGCGAGTACGACATGCTCAACACGCGCGAGCTGAGCGGCACTCGTGCCTTGTGGGCCAAGCACATCGCCACGGTACTGCAAGTGATCGCCGTTGCCGACAAGGGCGACTCGATCCAGTTCATGCAGCTCGACAAGATCACGCAGCTCTCGCTGCTGATGAGCTACGCCACGCCCGAACGCATGCAGAAGTTCCGCACGTCGATCATGAAGCGTGCCCGCAGCGCGTTCCAGGCCGAGGCCGACATCCGCCTGCACAAGGGCTTCGTCGAAGCGTGCCGCTTGGCCAGCACGCACCACCGCTACGCGAACGAAGGCGACAAGCTCGTGCCGCGCGTGGAGCCCACCGGCAAACCCGCGCCGAGCCTGCGCAAGGACACGTCGCCCGTCGGCACCTACATCGCCCAGGTGGCTGCGTCGGTGGATGCCGAGGCCAAGATCGACGCCAAGGCTGCCAAGCCGAAGAAGGCGAAGGCCAAGGCTGCGAGCCCGCGCAAGGTCGTGCCTCAGACCGAACTGAAGGCCGAGCTGTCGCTGGCCGATCAGCCGAACGATCCGCTGCTGTAAACCACGAACGTCTGCCCGCAAGGGTGGACGTTTTTGGCGTGCGGCCAGGCAGTGAATGGGGAGGTCAAAACTGTTCCGTTCCATTCACTCGCCAACCTTTTCCATCTGGAACTGCATACACCCTCTTTCCTTCTACTTATATACCTCTCTTATAGTTTTACTTTAGAACTTTAGAACTTTAGAACAAAAGAAGAGATATATAGGTAGAAGAGGTAGAGAAGTGGTTCTGAAGCTGTTCTGCTGTTCTACGGTCTAAGTTAGATGTAGACTGGCTTCTCCGACATCAGAGGGACGTCATGTCAATCCCCTCCTGTGTGTAGGGTCTGATTTTCATTCTGGCTGTGAATCCATCCAGTACCGCCACCGAGGCCAAAAAAGCATGCTCACGACCTTCCTCAGTGCCCCCGTTCCCCTGACCAAAACCATCGAGCGCCAAGCCGATGGGACCATCCTCAAGTCCCCTTACCCGAACGTCTACAACGTCACCTCGCACGAAGAGGACTGCCCCGACATCGGTGCCCTCTACACCGCGATCACCAAGCACGCAGCACTCGGTCACTGCCTGCTCAAGGGCAACATCAAGCGCCCGCTGGTCAATGAGTCGCGCGCCGGCTCCACCACCCCCGCAGACTCAACCCAGTGGCTGTGCCTGGACATTGATGGGTTGCCCGACACGTACGGTGATCCCGCAGCCAAGGTCACGGTGGACAGCATCCTCGCTGCCATCGGACTGGGTGACGTGAGCTACATCCTGCAGTGGTCAGCCTCACAGGGCCTGGACTCCAGCACGCTGCGACTGCACGTGTTCATGATGCTGACCAAGGCTGTGCCTGCCCAGGTCATCAAGCAGTGGCTCATCCAGCTCAACCACACCACGCCCCTGCTCTCCAATGCGTTGGGACTCACCAAGACAGGCCATGCGCTGACTTGGGCACTTGATGTCACCGCGTGCCAGAACGACAAGCTGCTCTACATCGCAGCACCCGCCTTCAAGGGCATGAAGAGTCCACTGGGTCGTTGGCAGACACGCATCTCGTTGGTCACAGGCAAGCTGCCTGCAGCCACGTTCCCCAGCTCGACGAACACGACTGCCGTCAACCGTGCACTGAGCGACGCCCGCATCGCCGAGCTGCGCGACCTGGCTGGTCTCCAGCCACGCAAATTCCAATACAAGGTGGTGAAGAACCAGGAGGTGCTGGCCAAGCCCGATGGGGCCACGATCACGGAAACACGCACCGAGCGCGGCTTCGTGTACTTCAACCTCAACGGTGGTGACTCGTGGGCCTACTACCACCCCGAGGACTGCGCCGACATCATCTACAACTTCAAGGGCGAACCCAACTACCTGACCAAGGAGCTGCTGCCTGACTACTGGGCATCGCTCACGTCGACTGCCTCGCGCACCACCAGCACAGGGCTCACCTATCTGGCATTCCTCGACCGCAAGACGGGTGCGTACCACCGTGGCACCTACGACGCGACCACTGACCACCTGGACCTGAACGTCGCGAAGAACGAGACGCAGATGCGTCACTTCGCTGAGCAGTACGGTGTGCCTCTCGGCAGCTACATCCCCGAATGGGACTTGACCTTCGACCCGCAGAACGGTGTGCGCGTGGACTTTGACAACCGCGTCCTCAACACCTTCCAGCTCACGCAGTACATGCGCACGCCCGCGAAGAAGGTCACCAAGTGCCCGCCCACGATCTTCCGCATCATCCATCACGCACTGGGTAGTGACGCCGACTGCACGGTGCACTTCATCAACTGGCTGGCGTTCATCCTGCAGCAGCGCGCACGCACACTGACTGCGTGGGTGCTGCATGGCACGGAAGGCACCGGCAAGGGCATCCTGATGAACCGCATCCTGCGGCCCATCTTCGGACAGAACCAGACAGCCAGCCGGCGCATGGAGGAGCTGAACGAGCCCTACAACGCCTTCATGCGCCAGTGCTTCCTGGTGTTCGTTGACGAGGTCGAAGCCAAGGCCCTGCTCAACGAGAAGGGCGTCATGGCCAAGCTGCGCAACTTCATCACCGAGGGCACGGTGACGATCCGCCAGATGTACAGCAGCGCAGTGGAGTGGGAGAACTTCTGCAACTGGATCTTCGCCAGCAACAAGCCCGAACCCGTACTCATCCCCAAGGATGACCGACGCTTCAACGTCGGCAAGTACCAGCCCAACAAGCTGGGCATGACCGACGCCGAGCTGGCCAAGATCCCCGACGAGCTGCAGGCGTTCCACGACTTCCTGCTCAGCTACCCGGTCGACAAGGTGGCAGTAGCCACGCCGCTCGACAACGTGGACCGCAACACGATGATTGCCATCAGCGAGAGCAGCATCGACACCGTGGCCAATGCACTGCTGACTGGGGACATGGAGTTCCTGCTCGACCAGCTCCCCACCAACACGGCGTACAGCAACAACAACCTGATGCGCGAGAAGGTACTGGACTACAAGCACGCGATCCAGACCCTCATGGTCCGTACTGACCAGGCCACGGGGCGCTGCAACATTTCCCGCGACGAGCTGCGCGTCATCTTCGAGTACGTCGTGGGCAAGATCCCCGAGAGCCCGAACAAGTTCACCAGCCTCCTGAAGCACCACCGCCTCTACACCATCAAGGTGCGGTGCGACGACAAGCCGGTCTACGGCATCAAGACCGTGTTCAAGGACGTGGCCAAGTTCTCCAGCTACGTCGCGACTCACTTTCCGCCTGAGCCCAAACCGAAGGCATCACCCGCCAAGCCACCCACCAAGAAAGTCAAGTCATGACCTACGTCCACAAGCCCCTGCAGTTCGCCGACGCTGCAGCCGTCGTCAAGGCCTTCAGGTCCGGCGAAAAGTTCAGTTTCGTGCGTACCACTACGGACCGCGGCGTGCGCATCAACGCCGTTGAAGATATGGAGTACAGCTCCGAGGCCGGCAAGTTCCGCGCACTCGACTGCGAGTCAACCAACGGCGATCTCTTCGTCGCAAGCGGCGAACGCGGCCCCAAATACATTCGCTCCCTCTTCATTGCCTTGACCAGCGACCTGGCGCTGCCCAAGCCCATCGAGGCCGCACCGAAGCCCAAGAACGAACCCATCAAGCCCATGCCCAGTGACCAGCCCGGCATCCTCGCCCAAGCCAAGCTGCCCAAGGCCGCGCCCGAGCCCACCAAGCCCCAGGCGATCCACGTCAAGCCGAGCGCCGGCCTGCTCACGGTGACGAATCCCGATGACCGCCGCAACCGCTGGGGAGCGAACGAGTGAACACACCCGAACGCAACATCCACCTGACCGATGCCCAATACGACGCCGCACTGCTGCGTTTCCAACAGGCCATCAAAGACGGCATCGTGCTGAGCTACTTCGACGACACCACGCCCGGCTGCAAAGACACGCAGTGCACCTGGGGCCTGTGCGACGACTCGGCGTTGATGTGGCCCAAGGACACGCAGCTCTGGCCCAACGGGCGCACAGCCAGAAAGTATCTGGAAGCTCACCAGCTCTGCCCGTTCGACAAACGTGCCATCAAGGACGCGACGGTAAACGGCTGCTTCTACACGTGCCGCGTCTTCCAGGCCACGAAAAGAGAGCCCGTACCCACGCGCGAACAGGCCATCGAGCTGTACGACAAACGCATCGCCGAGTTCGCGGCCTACAACAAGTGACCAGCGTCATCCGCTTCTACTTCAAGCGCGGACGCTGGCACGTCACTTCAGACAAGAAGGTCGTGCCGGCTCAAGCCTGGTGGAACGCGATCAACCAGGTCAAGTGCATGAACCACAAGCTGAGGACGACACCGAAATGAAGACATCCGAACTCACCGGCGCTGCTCTCGACTGGGCGGTGGCGAAAGCCACAAAAAGACTCGACACAGTGATTCGCGACCCTGCACGTCTCGGTACGTCGATCACAGACGTCGGCACCGATGACGACGGAGCGCTGTGGGTCTACGTGCCGGGAAACAAACGCGCCCCGTACACCAAGTGGTCACCCTCAACCGACTGGGCACAAAGTGGCCCGATCATCGAGCGAGAGAAGATCACCGTAGGCGCACCTGGAGACATGGGCGGCTCCTGGGTAGCATGGCCTGGGCTGAATGAACACCTACTAGTTACAGGCCCCACCCCTCTCATTGCAGCCATGCGCAGCTTCGTCGCCAGCAAGCTGGGTGACGAGGTCGACGTGCCGAAGGAGCTGCTGTGACCAACGCCGAACACGCCGCCAAGATCGCCAAGATGACCGAGCGCCAGTTGCTGCTGGAAGTCCTGACCTTCCCCGAGGGCATGACTGACGGCTACTACGGCTACTTCCGCCGCGCCGTCGAAGCACGCGCCGTCGCACTCGGTCTGTACTCCACAGCACTCACCACGCCATGACCACTCAAGCCGCATTCCGCCAAGGCGTCATCGCCTTCCGCAACGAAGAACCCGACACCGCCAACCCGTACGACCACGGCACCGACGAACACGCGGCCTGGAACGATGGGTACAACCAGGCAGCCGAAGAATGACCAAGCCCCTCTACATCTTCGACCTCGACGGTACGCTGGCGCTGATCCAGCACCGCCGCCACTTCGTCGAGAACCGCGCCAACCGCTGGACCGAGTTCTACAAGGCCTGCATCGGCGACGCGCCGAACAAGCCGATCATCGAGATCTTCCAGACGCTCGTCGAATACGGCGCAGAGGTCCGCATCTGGTCCGGACGCAGCGACGAAGTGCGCGCCGAGACCATCGCATGGCTCAACCAGCACGTCTTCATGGGCGCCTTTAGGCCTGGCTGCTTGCCATGCGACCTCACGATGCGCAAAGCCGGCAACTACACCGCCGACGACGTACTGAAGGCCACCTGGTTCTTCAGCCTGCCGACCGAGGACAAGCTGCGCCTCGTGGCCATCTTCGACGACCGCGACCGCGTGGTGAACATGTGGCGCAGCCTCGGCATCACCTGCCTCCAAGTCGCACCAGGGGAATTCTGATGATCGTGCACGCACTGCGCAGCTTCATCTTCTACGTGATCGTCTTCCCGATCACCATCATGCTGGTGGCAGCAAGCGCGTTCTTCCTCACGCTGTCGGACATGCTGCGCGGCGACAAGGAGCAGCGGTGAGCCTCGCTGACCGCATCCGCGCGCTGCGCGACGAAGCAGCCAAGGCTTTCGAGTCATCGGCCTCGCCGGGCTACAAGCTGCACGACCACTACCGCAGCCAGCTCGACACGCTGCTCCGCGCCCTCTCCGGGCAGCAGGAGCAGGAGCCGGTGGCGTGGCAGTGGCGGCGCAAAGGCGAGCCGTGGACCAAAGAGCAAACGTGGTCGCACCGCGTTGAAGCCACTACAGACAACAGCGAAACGCGTGCGCTCTACGCCGCTCCAGTGGCGCAGCCGCAGGAGAAGGCGTCGGAGGATTTACCGTGGCTGTTGCCCGTTGATGCCGCAGTCCTCATAGGCAACATGCACCGCGTGAGAGTTGGCGCCGTGCAGGCCGTTGCCAAGCAGGTGTATCAGGTCTATGAGCAGCGAGTGGCGCAGCCGCTGACTCCGCTGACGGATGAGCAGATCGACGCGGTGTTTCTGCGGTTCTGCGGCTCGAACGATAACGATGTGCCGTACCTGCGCACCTACGGCGAAGGCTTCCGCCCTATCGCCCGCGCGATCCTGGCCGCAGCAGGAGCCAAGCCATGAAACGGCCCCCTCTGACACCCGAGCAGCACCGCGCCAAACACGCAGCCCGCGAAGCCCGCGCCGCGCGCTATCTCGCGTCGCTGGAGCGGGGTATCACCACGACGCAGCTCGCTGCCCAAGACGGTCTGACACGCCAGGCGATCAGCACCTTCATGCGCGGCATGGGTATGCCCAGTTCGGCACTGGAGGCCATCAAGGAGAAGGACTCGCCGCACAGTCTGCTGACTCCGCTCACAGAGGATCAAGTGTTTGCGTCCGACGCCATCATGGAAGCCAACTCACTAATCGGCTTGCAGATGTGGAGGCTTATGCCGCTGATCCGCGCCATCGAACGCGCTCACGGCATTGGGACCAAGTCATGACCCTCTCCATCCTCGACCTCCAGGCCATCCGCCGCGCTGTGGCTCGTCTGGTTCGCGCCGAAGTAGCGTATGCCTCCAACACCAACAAGGGTCTGCCCATGACCCATATCGACGCACTCACCATCGAACTCACCGCAGCCCGCGAGTCCTACGAACGTACCCTAGCCAAACGCCGGGGTGACGCATGACTGCAGACTTGTTCTGGTCCGCCATTCAGCTCATCGCCCTTGCCTCGTACATCTACTGGCTTCTCTTCCACGACAACCCATGACACGCCGCAGCCACATCACCAAGAACGAAGTCAGCACCATCGGCGCTGACCTGGTCGAGAACCTCGACACGATCCGCGCCCATCTGGCCGACACCCCGATGACCCAGGCCCACGCTGACGCATGGGGTCACATCGAGGCGTTCGCCATGATCGCCATGCGCATCATCGCGCGCACCAACCCAAGCAAGGTGCGCGAAGCGGCAGTATTCGTCGAGCTGCAGCAGCGCATACCGCGCACCACGTAAACCCGCGTGCTTCGGCACGTCCTGTCGTCTAACATCTTTTTTCGATTAGGAGACCAACGTGCCGAACTCATCCGCTCCGCGCCCTGTCTTCCTGAACACCGTCTCGCGCGCCCGCCTGAACTGGCTGTTCTTCCTCGACACCCTGATCTTCATCGCGCTCGGCCTGGCAACGGTCCTCGCTGTCGGTCTGCTCATGGTGGTCATCGGCTTCATCGTGGGCAAGTTCACGCTCGCCCTGTTCTGACCTCTAACCTCTAACCAAGACACAGACGACATGACCCCATCCGAGCTGGCTCGTGTGCTCCCCAGGCGCATGAAGCAGAAGTCCGTTTTCCTCTGGGGCAAGAGCGGCATCGGCAAGTCTTCGATCATGCGGCAGATCGCCGCAGCCCACAACTTGCTACTGTCCGACGCCCGCGCCGGCCAGCTCAGCGAGCTGGACATCCGCGGCTTTCCCGTGCCTGACTTGAAGCGCAAGGTGATGGAGTGGCTCGCCGCCGACTTCCTGCCCAAGCCCGGCAGCCCGCCCGGCATCCTGTTCCTCGACGAGATGAACCAGGGCCTGCCGGCCACCACGAGCGCGATGTACCAGCTCATCCTCGACCGCCGCATCGGTGCGTACACGCTGCCCGACGACTGGTGCATCGTAGCCGCAGGCAACGAACAGGACGACCGCGGAGCCACGTTCCAGCTTCCCGCGCCGCTGTCCAACCGCTTCCAGCACATCACCGTGGTGGTCAGCCCAGCCGACTGGCAGGCCCGCGCCAACCTGGACGGTATCCACGCCTACATCCGCGCGTACCTACGGACCAAGCCTGAAGCGCTGCACGTCTTCGACTCGGTCACGAACCCGCGTTGCTTCCCGACGCCGCGCACCTGGTACGACACCGATGTCATCTGGAAGGATGAGTTCTACACGGTGCAGGAACGTGACGAGCTGATCCAGGGCACCATCGGCGAAGGCGCATGGGCCGAGTTCATCGGCTTCGTCGCCACGCTGGGCAGCATGCCCGAGATCGCCGACATCCAGGCCAACCCGACGACGGCGATGGTCCCGGTCTCACAGGTCGCGCAGCACACCGTCGCGATGACACTGTCGAACATGGCCACGCCGAAGAACGTCGGCGGGCTGATGAAGTACGCGAGCCGTCTCCCGAAGGAGATCGAGATCAGCTTCATGCGCTCGGCCGCAACCCGCGACAACGCAATCATCAACACGCCGACGTACCGTGACTGGGGTCTGCAGAACCAGGCGTATCTGCGGTGATGGCCACGAAGACCACCACCAAGCCCAGGCTGGACACGCTGGCCTGGCTGCCCAAGAAGGCCCACGACAGCTTCCAGCCCTACGCGCCGTCGCTGCACCACGAAGTGATCCGCGACCTCTGGTTCGCTATCCCGTACGGCGAGCGCAACTCGGCGAGCTGCCACGACAACCACCGGGCCGCGCTGACCCACAACCCGGCAGCCATCGCGGTGATGCAGAAGTTCATCAGCTCGCTGACCACCGCGTCGCTGCTGCGTGCTGCCACACCCGTGAAGGGGACAGTGAAGACCTAGTTCAACGGGGGTGGGTGCTGGCGTGGCCAGCGGTGGACAGACTGTGGCTCCGGTGAATGCCACCTGTCCGCGACGCAGTAACAGCATTCCACCCCCACCCTTTCCGACCCAAAAGATAGATCGGTGCTGGCCCTAGCGGGCGCTTGCACGCGAATGCAGGAAGGCCACGTTCGCGCGTGGCGGATACGCCGATCTTTCTTTTGGGTCACCCAGCTTCATTCATTCAAGAGGTTCTTCATGACCCGCCTCCAAGACAAGGCTCTACTCTGCTCGATCTCGATCAGCCGCTGGCGTGCCAACAAGACCGACAAGAAGGTCTCGCGTGAAGTCGAGAAGCAGCACGAGGCTGCAGACGGCACCGGCCACTACGTCAAAGCTCTGGTTGACAAAGCGCACCTCTTGCCGCTCACGCAGAGCGAGTCGGCCATCCGCAAGTTCCACTACAACACCACGGCCCCGTGGGACGACGAAGGCGGACGCATCCTGCCCTCCAAGTCCTTCGAGAAGTTCAACAAGGGCATCAAGGCCCTGACCGACGCGGACGAGCGGCTGGTCAACCACTTCGTCACGCTGTACCCCGCGCTGCGTGACGCCGCGCCCCGGCGCATGGGGACGATGTTCAACCCGAAGGACTTCCCCGACCCGCGCGAGATCGCCGACAAGTTCGACGTACGCGTGAAGATGCGCGCCATCCCCGATGCCGACGACTTCCGCGTCTCGGTCGGCAACGAGGCCGCTGCGGCGATCAGGGCCGAGATCGTGGCCGAAAACGACGCCAAGTTCCAGAAGGCCATGCAGAGCTGCTACGTCAAGCTGCACGACGTGGTCGAACACATCAGCACCACGCTGCACAAGGAAGACCCGCGCATCTTCGACACCCTGGTGACGAACGCCCGCGACGTGGTCGACTGCCTGGTGGACCTGAACCTCACCGACGACCCGGTGCTGGAGCAGTTCCGCCGCGATGTGGAAGCCATGCTGCCCCGCAAGGCGGCGGTGTTCAAGGGCAACGCGAAGCTACGGAAGGAAACCGCCGACGAGGCTGACGCCATCCTGGCCAAGCTGAAGGGGTACGTGCTCTGATGGCCCCACGCATCAACAAGGCCGTGCAGGATCAGCTCATCACCGCACGTACCGCGCTCTACATCGACGAGCCCTTCTTCGGGATCATGGCGCTGCGGCTGGTGATGCAGGAGTCCAAGGCCGTCCGCACCGCCTGCGTCAACTACACGACGATCTTCTACAACCCCGAGTGGATCGCCACCCTCAACAAGCCCGAGACCGTGTTCCTGGTCGGCCACGAGTGCCTGCACCCGATGCTCGGCCACCTGGACCGTACTGACGACCGCAACCGCAAGCGCTGGAACGCTGCCTGCGACTACGTGATCAACCTGATCCTGGTCGAGCAGGGTCAACGCTCCAACCCGCCGACGATGACGATGCCCAAAGGCGGGCTCTACGACATCGCCTACCGCAACATGTCGGCCGAGCACGTCTACACCCTACTGCCCGATGAGCCCACGGACGGCAAGGGTGGATGGGGTGCGATGGATGACATGGGTGAAGCCGGCCCAGGCGAGCCCGAGCTAACCGACGAGGAGCGCTACGTTCAGAAGCGCGACTGGCTGCTGACCGCACAAGGTGCGGCCAAGGCTGCCAAGGAGCAGGGCTGCCTGCCCGCGCAACTAGAGCGCTTCGTCGAAGTCGCCACCACCAGCAAGGGCGCGTGGAAGCAGCGCCTGCGCCGCTTCGCCGTCGAGCGCAGCCGGGCCGACAACTCGTGGCGGCACCCCCAGCGCCGCATGATCCCGTACGGCCTGTTCCTGCCGAGCCTCTACAGCGAGGCGATGGGCAAGCTGGTGTTCATCACCGACACCTCGGGCTCCATCGACCAGTACATCCTGAACGCTTTCGGTGCCGAGATCCTCGCAGCCAGGAATGCTGCCAGGCCGAAGTCGCTGGTGAACATCTTCTGCGATGCAGCCGTGCATCACGTCAACGAGTTCGGCGAGTACGACGCGGTGCACTTCAGGCTACCCAAGGGTGGCGGTGGCGGCACCGACTTCCGCCCGGCCTTCAAGTACATCGAAGACCACGACATCAAGCCGGCCTGCGTCGTCTATCTCACAGACGGCTGCGGCTACTACCCATCCACCGCCCCCAGCTACCCCGTGCTGTGGTGCATGACCACGGGCAGGATTCCGCCGTGGGGCGAACACATGAGGATCGACGTATGAACGCCGTCGCCGAGGCTCTGCTGGCCGTCGCCGCAACACTGCCACCAACTCTCGCCATCTGCAACCGCTCAACGTTCGACGACGCGAGCAAAATACCTCTGCGCAGTGAGTTCATCTGTGATGCGCTGGAGGACTGTGGCAACGGGGTGTACTCCAACGACGTCCCTTCCGAAGCCCAGACGCGCGCCAAAAAGTTTCTGCACAGCCTGGGCATGGGGCATGGCTTGCGCGAGTTCGGTGACTCGCACAACGAACACGCCGACGCCTACCAGGAACGGTACGAGCTGCGTGTGACCTGGCTGGAGTTCGCAGCGCACATCGCTGAAGAGTGGGGTGTGGAGTAATGCCCCGCGTGATCGAGCGCACGGTCTACACGTTCAGCGAGCTGAGCGAAAAGGCCAAGGAGAAAGCTCGCGACTGGTATCGCGAGACGCTGCACGACGAGAGCGACTGGTGGGACCAAATCTACGAAGACGCGAGCACCATCGCTGGCCTGATGGGTGTCAGTATCTCCAACAAGCACGTACGCGGCACGCCCATCCACAACTCACCCAGCATCTACTTCAGCGGCTTCTGCAGCCAAGGTGATGGTGCTTCGTTCGAGGGACGCTACACCTACAAGCCCGACGCCATCGAGGCGATCACTGAGTACGCACCACGGGACACTGAACTGCTGCGTATCGCCACTGAGCTGACGCTGCTCCAGACGACCGCCCGGCTCACAACAGGTCGCCGCCTAGAGGCACGCATCAAGGCTCACGGTAGTGACGGAGGGAACTACTCTCACTCGGGCACGATGAATATCGAAGTGACGTACCAGCACGAGGAAGACGGCGTCAGTCCACCTGACGACCAAGACAAAACCCTCACCGCCCTGATGCGCGACTTCGCGGACTGGATCTACGAGCAGCTCGAAGCCGAGGACACCTGGCGCTATTCAGATGAGTGCATCGACGAGTACCTCAAAGAGTCAAGCGCCAACCATGAGTTCGACGAGTTCGGCTCCGTGATCTAAGATCGAAGTTCGATCTTCAACGAACCAAGGACACGACGTGATCACGAGCTGGAGCCATAGCAAAACCACCGACTTCGAGAAGTGCAGATTCCTGGCGTGGCTCAAACACGACCAGAAGATCCCCGAGCCCGAACGCCCGCTGCCGCCCGGCAAAACCGAACACGCGAATGATCGTGGCACGCGCATCCACACGCATGCGGAGAACTTCGTCAACGGCATCGTGGATCACCAGATCCCCGAGATGGGCAAGTTCGCTGCCGAGTTCGACCATCTGCGCCACCTGTTCACCAAGGGCCTGGTCTCACTCGAAGGCGAGTGGGCCGTCAACAAGGCCTGGGAGGTCACGCCGTGGGCCGGCGAGTGGCAGGCACTGACCGAGCCCCATGACGACGACCCTGTCGTCAAGGTGCTGCCCGAACGTGGTCGTGAAGACCAGGTCGTGCGCGTCGGCAAGAAGGGCACGTCGTACATCTGGGTGCCGGCCTGGCACCGCAGCAAGGTCGACTCCATCGTGTTCCCCGACCCGACCGAGGCGATCATCATCGACTACAAGTCGGGCAAGAAGTTCGGCAACGAGATCAAGCACTCGGAGCAGACCCAGCTCTATGCGCTCAACGCCGCGCTGCGCTACCCGAAGCTGGAGCTGATCACCACCGAGCTGTGGTATCTCGACCAGGACGACCTGACGCGCAACACCTTCCGGCGCGACCAGATCCTCCGCTTCAAAGCAGGCTGGGACAAGCGCGGTACGGCCATCACGACCTGTACCGACTTCCCGCCCAACCCCAACGTGTTCACGTGCCAATACTGCCAGTACGGCCCGTGGAACGGCAACCAGTGCACGGTCGGCGTGCAGCGAGGGAAATGAGAACCCAACCCCGCGCTCGCAAGAGCCACATCTCCAAGAAGCAATTCGAGCACGGCGTCCAGACCTTCTGCGGCGTATTTCTGGACAACAGCTCAACCCGCGCCAACCGCGTGGCCGAGCCCCAAATCGCCACGTGTCAGTGCTGCCGTCGCACGCTGCTCACCGTCGTCACCAAGAGACTGACCGCATGAAACTCTCGCGCTTCGAGGCCGTGTACGGCAACTCCACCACCACAGCCCGCAAGGTCTACGACGCCACACCGATCAGTGAGACCTGGACCGTAGGCCAGATATTCGCTGAGCTGCAACGCGTCGGTATCCGCATGAGCCACTCGGTCATCACCGGCTGCCTCCTCGCTCTCGCCAAGGACGGGCTCGTCACCGACAGCCGCACCGGCTGGACCCGCGTACCCGTCCGCACAGCACCCGTACTCACCGCCGTCCCCAAGGAACCACCCGTGACGACCATGACCCTCGCCCCCAAGCTCAAGCCGATCGACAAGCTGGGCGCTCTCGCCAAGCGCGCACGCCTGCTGTCCGCCGACCTCGTCGCCCTGGCCAACGACATCGAAGAAGCCGCCGTCTCCGTCGACGACGAGATCGCCGCTGCCGGTGAAGGCTCAGCCAAGCTGGTGCAGCTCCGCGAACTGCAGAAAGGCTTGGCGTGAACGCCCCCATCAAGCCATTCAAGAACCAGGTCTTCTCGATCAAGCACAACGACAAAACGCCCATCGTCTTCGACACATCCGACGCCGGCACCGGCAAGACTTACGTGCGCATCATGGGGTTCGCCAAGCGCCGGGCCAAGGGCGGCGGGTGCCTGCTGGTCATCGGCACGCGCTCCACCCTGCGCACCGTATGGCAGGCCGACTTCAGGAAGTTCGCCCCGCACCTGAAGGCTGTCGTCGCACCGGCCGAGAAGCGCGAGGAGGCCTTCGCCATCGAGGCTGACGTCTACATCACCAACCACGACGCGACAACCTGGCTGGCCAAGCAGAAGCCGGCCTTCTTCAAGCGCTTCACCGAACTCGCCATCGACGAGTCCGATGCGTTCAAGCACTACACCAGCACGCGCAGCCGCGCCCTGCTGAAGATCGTCAAGCACTTCAAGTACCGCTGCTGCATGACGGCCACGCCAGCCTCGCGGACCATCGTGGACGTGTTCCACCAGGCCCTGCTGCTGGACGGTGGCAAACGGCTCGGCAAGCTGTACACGCAGTTCCGCAGCGCCGTGGCCACGCCGATCAAGAACGCCCACGGCAACATCGAGTGGCACGACAAGGAGGGCGCTGAAGAGGCTGTCTTCGCCCTGCTGGCCGACATCACCGTGCGGCACCGCCTGGACGACTGCGCCGACATCCCTGAGAACCACCAGTACCCGCTGGCCTACGAGCTGACGACGAGCCAGAAAGCGGCGTACATGGAGCTGGAGGCCTCCAAGGTGCTGGAACTGAAAGCGTCCAAGGTCACCGCCATCAACGCGGCAGCCGTGGCCACCAAGCTCCAACAGGTCGCGTCCGGTGCGGTGTATTCCAGCCCCGACAAGTACCACGTGGTCGACCGCTCGCGCTACGAGCTGATCCTCGACCTCTGCGCGCAACGAGTCCACCCGCTCGTGCTGTTCCAGTGGAAGCACCAGCGCGATCTCCTGGTCGAGGAGGCCAAGAAGCGCGGCATGACCTACGAGATTTTTGACGGCGAGGTCACCGACCGAGAACGCCTGCGCATCGTGCAGTCCTACCAGGCCGGCCTGATCGACGTGCTGTTCGCACAGCCCAAGTCCATCGGTCACGGTCACACGCTGACCCGTGGCAAGTCAACGATCTGGGCCTCGCCGACGCACGACACCTCGATCTTCATCCAGGCGTCGTCGCGTCAGCGCCGTATCGGTCAGACCGAGAAGACCGAGACCATCGTCGTCATTGCCGAAGGGACCATCGACGAGTGGGTCTACGACAACTGCATGACCAAGGGTGCGCGCATGGACAGCCTGCTCGACCTCTTCGCACACGAGACCGCCGTGCTCTCCAACATACCCGTCAAACGAAAAACCAAGGCCACAGCATGACCAAACCTCTCATGCAGACCACCAAGCCCCGCGCTTCGACAAAACAACCGAAGACCCCGCCCGAGATCGCCAAGTTGATGCGTGGCATCCGCGCTCGCTACAGAGCCCCGTCCCTCTCGATGACAGTGCGCTGCGTCAACGGCCCCTTCCAGGGCTTCAGCCTCTACCTGACGGGGTCCACAGGGTCCATAGGCCCCAGCGGCCTACGCACCCTGCCATTCACGGTGCGCGGCGAATCAGGGTTCTACGTCGCCGGCCTGTGGGTGCCGAGCAAATGAGCGCCTGGCAATCCGCACTCCGCAAGGTCACCGAGCGCATGATCCCCGGCTTCGTCGGGCCGATCATTCAGCAGCACATCATCGACTGGGACAGACTCGTTTGTATCGACTTCGAGACCTACTACGACAACGACTACACGCTGAAGAAGCTAAGCACCAGCGAGTACGTGCGTGACCCGCGCTTCAAGGCGCAGATGCTATACCTGAAGATCGGCCGCAAGCCCGCCAAGATCATCCCGCCCCACAGGATCAAGGCCGAGCTGCAGAAGATCAACTGGAAGACCCACAGCGTACTGGCCCACCACAACCAGTTCGACGGCCTCATCCTGAGTCACCACTACGGCGTGGTGCCCGCGTTCTACTATGACAGCCTGTCGATGGCGCGTGGTCTGCACAGCAACGAGATCGGTGCCGGCCTGGACGAGGTCTCCATGTTCTATGGGGGCGGCGGCAAGCTGCAGGGCGCGCTGGAGCAGACACTCGGCATCCGCGACTGGAGCCCGGCCCTCTTCAAGGCCACCTCACCGTACTGCATGAACGACGGCGAGGAGATGCTGCGCGTCTTCAAGGAAATGCTGCCCCGCATGCCCGACGAAGAGATGGTGCTGATCGACCGCATCGTGCGCATGTTCTGCGACCCGGTGCTGCGTGTCGACCGGCCACGCGTCGAGGCCGAACTGAAGCGTGAGCTGGACCGGCGCGACGTGCTGATGTCCTCCATCGTGGACGTGCGCAAGTACGACGTCGAGCCCGGCATCAAGGAGATCCTCAAGAAGAAGGTGGAGCGCGAGCTGACCGGCAAAGACCGGGACATGTTGATCGTGAAGCGGATCATCGGCAGCAACGAGCGCTTCGCCGAGCTGCTGCGCGACGAGGGCATCGACCCACCCGTCAAGATCAGCCCGGCCTGGATGAAGCGCAGCACCGCTGAGCGCGAGGCCACGCCCGAGGACAAGTGGACATACGCCTTCGCGAAGGACGACATCGAGTTCGCGAACCTGCCCGACTCGATGGAACGCTGGCTGGTCAAGTACGACGTGGAGAACGTCAAAGACGTGGCCAAGATGGCAGAGAAGTCGACCCGGCTTCGTGCCCTGGTCGACACGCGCATCGCGGTCAAGTCCACCAGCAACATCTCGCGGGCTGAACGGTTCCTCACGGCCAGCGAGAACGGCTGGTGCCTGCCGGCCTACTACGCCTACTCACGCGCCCACACGCACCGCCTGGGTGGCGGCGACAAGCGCAACCTGCAGAACCTGAAGCGTGGCGGCGAGCTGCGGCTGTGCATCCTGGCCCAGCTCGGCTACCACCTGGTCGTCGGTGACTCGGGCCAGATCGAGGCACGGGTCAACGGCTGGCTCTGGGGTCAGAACGATCTGCTGGAGGCCTTCAAGGCATCCGACGCAGGCACGGGCATCGACGCCTACTGCCGCTTCGCCACGATGATCTACGGTCGGCCCATCACCAAGGCCGACAAGACCGAGCGCTTCGTCGGCAAGGTCTGCGTGCTGGGTCTGGGCTTCCAGATGGGTGCTGCCAAGCTCCAGCTCACGCTGGCCAAGGGCGCACTGGGTGGACCTCCGGTGTTCTTCACGCTCAAGCGTTGCCAGGACATCATCGCCACGTACCGGCGCGCGAACCAGCGCATTCAGAACGGCTGGACGATCTGCACCAACATCATCGAAGACATGGCTGCAGGCCGCAAGGGCGCGCATGGCCCGCTGCAGTGGGAAGCCAACACCATCTGGCTGCCCAACGGCTTGGCCCTGAAGTACCCCGATCTGCGCAAGGCGAAGTCCGAGCAGGGCTGGGACGAGTGGACGTACGCCAACGGCGACCGCCGCATGAAGATCTACGGCGGTCTGCTATGCGAGAACATCGTCCAAGCACTCGCTCGGATCATCGTGATGAGCCAGCTCGTCGAGCTGAGCCGTACCTACCGCATCGTGCTGACCACGCACGATGAGATCGTCATGCACGTGAAGAAGGCGCAAGCCGACGTCGCCTTCCAGCGAATGATGCGTGCCATGACGAAACCCCTCGACTGGTGTCCTGACCTCCCACTCGCTGCGGAGGGCGGACACGCTCCTGAGTACAGCAAATGACCAGAGACAGAAGTGACCCATTGCCGTTCTTCGATGCGATCACCGACCCATCAAAGTACCCCAACAAGCCGTCCCGCCAAGTGAACCCGGAGAACAAGCCGACCGGCCCTTACACCGGCCGCTGCAAACGCTGCGGCTCCGACGACCTGTGGGACGACTGCACCGCCTATGGCTGCAACAACTGTGGCGCGGTGTACTCGAACTGAGAACAACCATGATCGAGTTCAAAGACCCCGAGCACCTGATCGAAGTGCTCAAGTTCGCCGCCGAGAACGGCTGCACCATGCGGCTCGTCGAGCAGTTCGACTACCTGACCAAGTACGGCGAAGGCGACAACATCTGCGAGGTATACGGGGACTGGGTGCCCAACAGCTTCACCTTCCTGATGAAGCACCCAGACGGTCGCCGCTGGTTCAACGGCGGCATCATCTACAGCGGCCCCGGCCAACCCCTCAACGGGTCTGGGCCGGCCTTCGCCGTCAGCCTGGAGAAGACCGGGCACGAACACAACTGGAGCGTGCACACATGAAGATCGTCCTCATCCTGGCACTGCTGCTGCTCACCGCTTGCGGTGGCGGCTCCGAGTGCGGCGCTGGCCTGCCGGCGTTCCAAGACCAGCAGGCGCAGTACCTGAAGGACTGCGTGTCGGCACCCGCGCCACCCGCCAGCGCGGCCAGTGCGCCCTAACGATCAAGGAGACGTTCACCCAGAAATCTTCGTCCACCTGTTGCTCTATCGTCTAAGATAGATTAACGTAACGTACAAGGAACCCGAATGGTCACAGCCACTGCGACGCAGGCCAAAACGTCAACCCCAGCTCTCCCCCGCACGGTCGGTGTCACCATCGACAAGTTGTGGGAACTGCGCGAGCAGAAGCGCAAGATCGAGACCGACCTCAAGGCCGTCGAAGCCGACATGGGCCTGCTGGAGGAACACCTCAGCGGGCTCATGGAGCGCGAAGGCGTTGACAAGTCCACCGGCAAGCACGCCTCGGTCAGCTTCTCCATGAGCGTCATCGCGACCAACCCCGAAGGCCGCGATCCCGACGAATCCTGGGCCGAGTTCATGACCTTCGTCGCCAAGAAGAAGTATTGGCACCTGGTTGAGAAGCGCGTCAGCGCACCGGCCTACCGCGAACTGCTCGATGCCGGCGTGAAAGTGCCGGGCCGAGTCCCCTTCACCAAGAAGCGCATGAACCTGCGCGCCCTGGCGACGGCCTGATCTCTCAGGTCGAACTTCGATCCATTTTTGAACCACCACAACGGAAAGCCAATGGCCACCTCCAAGCCCCTCCTGAAGACCCCGCCCAAGGCGTCGACTGCCGTCGCCGTCAAGAAGAACACCTCGATGGTCTCCATCAAGGAGACCCTCCAGGCGCAAGCCGCCGCGATGGAAGGCCGCACCGCCCCGGTCGGCGGCAGCGGCATCAAGCTCGCCCCCGGCTCGATGACCCTGCCCGATGGCGTGAAGACCCCCGGCCCCATCGAGCTGGTCGTCGTCGACTTCGCCGCGCAGAACATGTTCTACCGCGACCCGTTCGACCCGAACAACATCGTGCCGCCCGACTGCTTCGCCATCGGCCCGAACCCGCTGACGCTGGTGCCGTCGCCGAACTCGCCCGACCCGCAGGCGAAGACGTGCGCCGAGTGCCCGAACAACGCCTGGGGTAGCAAGGGCAAGGGCAAGGCCTGCAACAACGAGCGCCGCCTGGCTGTGCTGCCGCCGAGCGGCGACGCCGAGACCCCGCTGTGGACGATGAAGGTCGCCACGATGGGCGTCAAGAGCTGGGACAGCCACGTCAACGGCGTCAAGCGCACGTTCGACGCGCCCCCGATTGGCGTGGTGACCACGGTCTCGTTGAACCCCAACGTGACCTACGCCTCGCTGATCTTCAGCGATCCGGTGCCGAACCCCGAGGTGGGTGTGCACCTGGGCCGTCAGGCCGAAGCCCAGACGCTGCTGGCCGTCGAGCCCGACGTGTCGAGCTGGCAGCCGGCTGACGCCAAGCCCGCGCCGCGCAAGACCGTCGCGCCGACCCGCCCGGCAGCGCGCCGCTGACAACCCGTGGTGCGGTAATGGGTATTCCCTCCGTTGTTTGAGGGTTTACCCACACCCCCATCTGCTGAAAATCCTCCATGACCGTTCGTCGCTTCTACATTGGACAGGCCCTCAACTCCTTCGCGGACCTGGGACGTGTGCTGCACGAGCTGACGGAAGAGGAAGTGCTGGCGGCGCTCAAGCTCGAAGCCGCCACACACCGCAGGCCATCCATCCTGGAGCGCCTGATCTCCAGGGCAACTCGACTCAACGAGCTGTCCTACAACTTGAAACTCAAGGAAAAGTTCCATCATGGCTCGCACTCCCTCCAAGATCATGTCGGTCGCAGAAAAGAAGGCGGCTGAAGCCGGCCTGAAGACCGCCGTGAAGAACATCGGCGTCTCCGTCAAGGCCAGCGAAGCCGAGGTCGCTGTCGCGACCAAGGCGCTCGCCACCGCGAAGAAGCAGGCCGATGCCCTGGCCAAGACCGCCAGCACCGCGCACACCGCGGCGCTGAAGCAGGGCGGCAAGCTGATCGACGCCGCCCAGAAGGCGCTCGATGCGGCGGCGAAGAAGCACACCAAGGTGTTCGACGCCGCCGAGAAGGGCCGCACGAAGCTGAACGGTCAGCTCGAAGTCCTGGCCACCGCGCCGACCGAAGCCGCCAAGCGCGGCCCGAAGCCGGCCGTCGCCACCGCCTGACTGACAGCAGCGGTCGGCCTCAATCGACCGCCTTCCGGTGGTCGAGAACAAGGCCCGTCTCATGCGAGGCGGGCCTCCAACCACAGGAATGGGTAGAACGGCAATGAAGAAGTTCAAGCACATCTCGGTCGACTTGGAGACCCTTGGCGTTACCGCTGACTCTGTCATCCTGTCAATCGGAGCGTGCCGCTTCGACCTCGACGGAATCGGGATCGACGATGAGGCGTTCTACGCCAGCATCTCTGTCGACTCCAACCTCGACCTCAAGCGCTACATCAGCGAAGACACGCTGCTCTGGTGGCTCAAGCGCGGACAGGCGGCACAGAACGTGTTCCACGAGCCCAAGACCACCTTCGAGGCCGCGTTCTGCGACTTCACCGATTGGGTCGGCACCGACGACAACTGCATGTGGTCAATGGGTGCGGACTTCGATCTGCCCATGTTGGCCCACGGCTACAAGCAGCTCCTGCTGTCGCCGCCGTGGAAGTTCTGGAACAGCCGCTGCGTGCGCACCTACAAGAACCTGCCGCAGGCCCAGAACATCAACCTGCCGCGCCAGGGCACGCACCACAACGCCCTTGACGACGCGATCTACCAGGCCCAGCTCGTGCAGGCCATCCAGCGCGTGCTGACCGGCAAGAAAGCGGTGATCGCATGAACATCGACGACTTCAACCTGCTGGTGCAGGAGACCTACACCGAATCGTCCAAGCTCTTGGTCGTCAAGGGAGGCGAGTATGCCGGAAGCGTTGATCGACTGGCCAACTTCAAACGTGGTGCTGCCCTCGTCGGTTGCACCCCTCTGCAAGTGGCTTTTGTTTACGCATCAAAGCACTACGATGCCGTGGCCACATTTGTCAGAGACATGGCTGATGGCCACGAACGTCCTCGGAGTGAATCAATCGAGGGACGCCTGGACGATCTGCTTAACTACGCCATCCTGATGAAGGCGCTGGTGCGGGAAGCCAACCAGGCCAAGTCGTGACCTCGAAGGCTGAGAACTCCTTCATCCGTGGCGTGCACGTCTACGTGCAGAGCTACAACGAGAAGATGCACAACGCCTACCGGGGCGGCACGCCCGATGTCTGGTACAGCGGCAACAAGGGTCGACGCAAGTACAGCGGCGATCTCTGGGCGGAATACAAGTTCATCGTGGTGCCGAAGAAGGACACCACGATGATCGTGCCGGAATTGAGCAAACTGCAATTTGAATGGCTGCGAGACCGACGCGCTGAGGGGCGCGATGTGACCGTAATTGTCGGATGCAGGGAGGGGGCAGTGATCTTCGACCGAGAAGTCGATTGGAAGCAGGGTATGACCACGGAACGTTTTCGTGCTTCCCTGATGTCCCGAAAGGACACTGCCGCTTATATTGACGACCGGGTCGCAACGACGGCCCACGGCCCCTAAACGAAGTCCTCACCACCAAGCGGCACCATGCGCACGAACGAAGACGGGCTGTTCCCAGCCCTTGAATCAATCCTAAAGGCAGCCACCGAACCCTTGGATTGCGTCACGATTTTCGACATGCCCGAGATCCGTAAACACGCGGCTTCTGTCAACCGCGTCAGCGACTATCTCGGCGGTCTGTGGCGCAAGGGCAAGGTACTGCGACACCAGGCCCCGAAAGCCGACAACTCGCGTGCTCGCTGGATGTACTCATGGAAAGGTCCGCGCGGCCCGCAACTTCACGCCGCACTCGGTATCCCTGAACATAACGCTCACACCGAAGGCAAGACCTACACGCCCCGCATCCTGGCCGACCGTCCGTCCGTGCTCATCACTGAGGAAGGCAGCACGATCACCATCGAGCTGCCGAACCTGCTGATCAGCATCCGCACCAAGCCCTGAACTCCCTGACCAGGCCGGCGTTGCCGGCCTTTCTTTGCGCTCCAACTCTCATGTCGAAGAACGATCTATTGACAGACTCAGAGACCGAACTCGCGGCCAAGCAGGGCTGGACGCTAGTCGAGGTCTACGACGCGAAGACCAAGCGCGTCGGTCGTCAGGTGCTGCCGCTCAAGTTCACCCTCGCAGCGCGCAACGCCGACATCGTCACCCGCTACGTCATTGCCCAGGCCAAGGCCGGCAACCCCACGGCGCTGCGGGCTCTGCAACTCATTTCCCAAGGACACACCACATGAACCCCGACCTGATCAACAGGACCGTCAAGCGTGACCAGCTCAGCACGATGCGCATGGTCGTCGGCAACGAGGACATCTACTCCTCCGTGATCGACAACGGTCACCGCAAGGACTGGGTCGGCCTCGGCTGGATCGACTGCGGCCCGGCCACACCCGCAGACATCGCCAACTTCCCCACAGTGGTGGAAGGGTGACGCTCGTCGTGAGGTCTCTCATCGGCGAGCTACGCAACGTGCCGATGGACACCGAAGTCGCTTCACTCGTTGCAGCAAAACTCGTTAGCGAAGGACGAGCGTTCTACAGCGAACCCTGGCCCAACAACCGCACACGCATCTTCTGCGACACCGAGCACTTGGAGCGTGTGCGTACTCTCGTCAAGGAAAACTCATGACCTTCCACCCCCGCATCAAGCCCATGCTCGCCGAGAACTACGTCGAGTCCAAACTGACCTTCCCGCTGATCGCCGAGCCCAAGATCGACGGCTTTCGCGGTCTCAACATGCAGGGCGGACTGATCGGCCGCTCGTTGGACCCGTTCAAGAACATCTACACAACGGGTTTCTACTCGTCACCAGGCACGCTCGGCTTCGATGGTGAACTGGCCTTCGGCAGTCCGACCGACCCGGCACTGTGCCGCGCCACGACTGGCGCGCTGAACCGCATCGAGGGCGAGCCGAAGATCGACTGGTGGCTGTTCGACTACGTCACGCCCGACACCGTGGCCATGCAGTACATGGACCGGCTGCTGGCGCTGACCGAGCGCCACAACGAGGTCTGCTTCAAGTACCCGCAGTTCGCCGACGTGCTGCGCATCATCCCGTACTTTCTGGTGCAGACCCTGGAGCAACTCTACACCCTCGACGCTCAGTGGCTGGCCGATGGCTATGAGGGCACGATCATCCGCGACCCACACGGCACCCACAAGCAGGGCCGCAGCACTCCGCGCGAAGGCGGGCTGCTGCGCATCAAGCGCTTCGTCGAAGAAGACGCCACGGTGCTCGCCATCATCGAGGGCAACCGCAACGACAACGAGGCCACCACCAACAGCCTGGGCCGCACCGAACGCAGCTCGCATGCCGAGAACCTCGTGCCCAACGGCATGGTGGGTTCGATGACGTGCCGCGACGAGAAGACCGGCAAGAAGATCACGGTCGGTGCCGGCGCGATGCCGCACGACGACCGCCTGGCGTACTTCAAAAACCCGAAGGCGCTGATCGGTCAGACGATCAAGTACCGGCACTTCCCGAAGGGCGTCAAGGATCTGCCGCGCTTCCCCACGTTCCACTCCCTGCGGTCCAAAAACGACAAGGTAGCAGCATGAGCATCCAACTCAAGCTCGACGCTCCCGCCCTGGCTGCCCTCTTCCCTGAGGGCAGCGAGATCCACCTGGAACTGCAGCAGGCCGTCATCAACGAGACGGTGCGCAAACTGGTCGACCACGAGCTGACCAAGACCCGAGCCTACATCGGCGAGCAATGCAGCAAGACGGTCAAAGACGCTCTCGACAAAGAGGGCCTGACCTCCAAGGTCTGGACTGGCATCAAGCTCAGCGACGACTACGAGAAGAAGCTGCAGGTTCTGACGACCGAGGCGGTCCGCACTGCGTTCTACAAGTACATGTCCGAAGCGATGGCTCCGATGATCGCGGACCTCGACAAGCGCATCAAGGATCGCATGGATTCCGAGATGACCATCAAGCTGAACTTGATCGCCAAGGAAGCCCTGCGGGGAGCCCTGAAGTGAAAGGCCCTTTCCGCCGCCGCACCTGGTACTCCCTCGACGTGATCGACGCCGAGGGCGACCATGTGTGCATCGCTGCTGGCCAGGCCGAGCTGGACGCCATCCTCGAAGCACTCAATCGCGAGCGTGAGGTAACGAAGTACGTGCCGGTCATCAGCAACCAGCCGCGAGAAGGTACATGAAGTGACCACCCCGTTCCACCCCATCTTTCCGTGGATGGGGTGGAGCTGTCTCGGCTGCCACCACTCCTACGGCTACTTCATCAACCCCTGCCCGCGATGCCTGACACCAAAGTCATCACTACCGACGAGCTGTACTACCGCTACCCCGCAGCCGGCGACCCCACGCCGCCCGGTGGCGCGACCGTCCAGCTCCTCACCCCTGGCGGCGTCAACGTCAGGGGCACCTGGCGCGACAACGACCGCTATCTCGGCTGGTGCCCCCTCCCCAAGCGCGACAGGGCCAAGGAAGCCCTCATCCAGGCCCAGCGCGACCCCTCTTCCACCCAACCCTGAGACCAGAACCATGAAAGCCTTTCAAGTGACCTTCCCCGGCAAGCAAGGCTCGGAGCCCGCTGACGCCGAACACTCCTTCGCCGGCACCCAGAAGGAAGCCCACGACTTCGCCAAGAGCCGCCCCAAGGTCGAATGGACCGAGATCACCGTCAACGAGGTCGAAGTCCAGGCCGACAAGGAAGGCATCCTGGCGCTCCTGAACCACGAGCCCAAGCTGGTCTCGACCGGCAAGTCGTGGGCCCTCTCCGTGCGCGGTGGCCTGGTCGAGGCCCCGAAGTGATCGAGGGCGACCGCCGCTTCAATCGTGAGCTGCGCAGACAGGCGGTGATCAAGCACCGCCTGGCCCAGGCCCTCGTCATGAAGGGCCTGCACATGCCGCACCAGGTGCCGGTCACCTACGAATCCCTGGTGCTGGTGAAGGAGCAGCTCGAAAAGGCCCTGAAGACCATGCCCCTGGCCGCACTGGTGGCACCGCGCAACATGGACATGAACTGACCGTGATCACCCTCGACCTGAAGGCTGCAGCTGCGCTGCTGCGCCTTCATCCCGACACCCTGCGCGACGGTGCGGCCAAGGGCAAGTTCCCTGGCGCGAAGCCCGGCAAGTGCTGGGTGTTCATCGAAGCAGACCTACTCGCCTTCCTGCGTGGCGAGTACGTGAAGGAGAAGCCGTGTCGCTCTACAAGCAGCCGGGCAGTGAAATCTGGTGGGCAGACATCGGCCATGCCGGTGGCCGGGTACGTCGCTCAACTAGAACAACGGATCGCAGCAAAGCGCAAAAGCGCCACGACCAGATCAAGGTAGAGCTGTGGGCTGCCGTGCCCGATGCGGCTGGCCACACCTGGGGCGCTGCGGTCGCGGCCTGGTGCAACGTCGAGGAACGCAGCGAGAGCGAGCTGCTCAGCCTGGCCAAATTCGGCCGGCTCTACCCCGACCGCGCGCTGGCCGACGTGACCCGCGAAAACGTGGACGCAGCGCTGAGCTTCTGCCGCACGGCGGGCACCTACATGCGCTACCGCACGATGATCGCGGCCATCCTCAACCTGGCCAAGACGGCAGGCTGGCTGCCGAACCCACCGCTGCTGGCCGTGCGCCGCGACAAGAAGGTCAAGCCGCGCGACTGGCTGACCCACGAGCAGTGGGACCGCCTCTACGCCGAGCTGCCGCCCCACCTGAAGCCAGCCGCCCTGTTCGCCATCGAGACCGGCCTGCGCCAGGAGAACGTCTTCGGACTCACCTGGGAGCGGGTCAGCCTGGAGCGCCGCCTGGTGTGGATCGAGGCCGAGGACATGAAGGCCGGTGACGCACATGGCGTGCCGCTCAACGATACGGCGCTCGCCGTCCTGACGGGGCAGCAGGGCCTCACCTACCTCCCGAGGAAGAAGCGCGGCGCTGAGCCCACGACCTCGCCCTTCGTCTTCCCGTTCCGTGGCGCGGCCATCGACTCGATGAAGACAGCCTTCATGGCTGCCTGCGTGCGCGCCGAGCTGGGCAGCTACGTGGTCAAGGACGGCAGCAGCCACTACGTCGGCTTCGTGTGGCATGGCCTGCGGCACACATGGGCCACCTGGCACATGCAGAACGGCACGCCGAAGGAAGTGCTGCAGAAGCTCGGCAGTTGGAAAGACCCCCGTATGGTGGAGCGCTACGCCCACCACTCCCCAGGACACCTCGCCGGCTATGCCGGCAACACAAGGAAGCAGACGTGAACGTCACCCAGACTTGGACCCACGGCATCTCGATGATGCAGCAGAGCGTCCTTCTCGCCGCGATCCGAGGCCCCGATGGCTCACCCAAGTACGGTGGCGGCGCCAAGATGCTGCTGCGCTGGTATCGCCGCTGTGTACTGCTCTCCGCGATGGACGGAGAGGTGCTCACCGACCCGATCAGCCCGAACGGCGGCTCATTCACCGGCCCTTCACTACAAGGCGAAGATGACCTCGACCACTGGACCGACCGCATGCAGGTTCACGTCGAAGACTACCTGCGCAACGTGGATGCGCTGCCGCATCACTACCAGATGCACTTCATGCACGCCGTCGAAATCCTCGGCTACAAACACCCCAACCGGATGATCGCGCACTTCTGGCTCGCCCTCTACGTGCGCCTGGTCAACGACTTCCACCTTCATCCTGAGACCGAAGACGAACTCGATAGCCGCCTCGGCGACACCCGTGCCGGCTGGCTCCGGCGCGCTGATCCGGCGACGGTCGCATGAAAGTCATGCGCCGATTCATCTGGGCCGATCACGACACGGGCTCAGGCTGGATTCCCGTCTGGATTCCGCGCAGCGCCGACTTCAACCCCGTCTCCGCTGGTGGCTTCTTCCACGACATGCTGGAGCATGGCCTCACCGACAAAGGCGTGTTCGCCGACGAGTGCATGGCCTTCGGCCGCGCCATTGCTCTGCGTGTGGACCCTGGCGTGATCCAGGTCTGGTCGGGCGACAGCGCTCACAACCTGGGCCGCGATCTGTTCGACGCGCTGCGCGGATCGAACGACGACTACGTCGGCGATATCAGCGTGCCGCGCGTGGGGCCGATGTGGGAGTACAGCACCTCGATCCTCGGCACCATCAAGCGAGCGGTCGACAGCTTCTCCAAGGCGATGCGCGAGGACATGCGCGACAGTGCGAACGGACTCGACCAGGCCTACCTCACCACGAGCTGCACCCGCGTGGCCAGCCTGCTCAACCTGGGCTACCGCGATGCACTGCGCCGGTACGGTGGCGAGAGCAACTGTGCGAGCCTGGGCTGGAGCGGCGACCACTTCGGCAAGGGTGCTGCGCTGAAGATCCCCGACGGCGAAGACGACGACATCCTCACCATCACGATCGACACCAAAGCACGCGGCGAGTTCGCGAAGGTGCGCCTCACGAGCACCGACCACTACGACGAGGTCTACGGCGACAGCCAGCACCCGGCCTGGGCGCGAGCACTGCGGGCTCAGTGGTATCGGTCTTAGACCGCTATGACGCCAGCTATGGCGTACTGGCCCGTTCTAAGGCCTGTTGACACCGGTTTACTACCAATCTGTTAGTGGTCCCTTACCTGGAACCCCTGAAGATTGGTAGGCGCGAATGGACTCGAACCATCGACCCCCACCATGTCAAGGTGACGGTTTCGTCGGGAGAGCCAGCATCCATGCGGGTCCGCGAGGGCCTATGACGAAAACTATGACGTAAGAGAATCGACCATGCCCGAATTCCGCATCAAGTGGCAGGAGTGCCCGCACTTCCAGCACCGCCAACACGTCCTCTTCATCGAGGCACCTGACCCCGAGACCGCCAAGGCCGTCGCCAAGGACCACATCGAGCGCAC